GCAACAGATAAACTACTGACCGCCGCAGCATCAACAACATGATTCTGTTTTTTAAGGGCAAGACCATTTACGTCTCGATTAATTCCATAATCCGCCCTGACTTTTACCCTCAATTCATCATTAACTATTTCAAGACCTCCGGTAGATGAAGGATTGAAACCGAAAGATTCAGAGGTTAAGGCGTCGTCACCTTGAATCGGTGCACCAATATTGGTTAGTCGTTTCCCTTTGAAGTCGGGAACTTGACCAATAGCATCAAGTTGATCTAATCTTATTCCAATTCTGCCAAGGGTGAGATTCAATTCATTCAAATCCAATTTCGAAATTCTGTAGTGTTCTCGATTAAGTTTTGTGCTACTCATTGGCACTCCTGACTATCAACTCAGTAATTTCCCCGCTACCAGAAAGAAGAATTTGTAATGCCCTTCCTCTTTCTCCTTCCGGCATTTTAAGCATTCGATCATCTTCCATATCGAAACCCATCGTCTTAGATGCTTTTTGCGTGCCATCCAGATAAAGAGTTGCCACAATATCGGTTCCGTTTCCTATGAGTTCGATTGATTGAAATTCTTTTGGAGAAACGGTATCCATGAGAATATTGCCACTTCTCCATGACCATGTAAGGTAAGTCGTGGCCCCCTGGATCTGTTTTATTCCCTCAGAATCGATGATATATAGTTTTCCGTCTAAATCATTCTTAAATGCGGCATAGGCAATCAAAGCCAAAGTCGTCCATATTGCCGGACTGACCCTTACATCGACAACAAGAGTTCCCCGTGAATGGAAAAGATAAAGAATATTATCATTTTCGGCCATGACAGCACCGGAAGAAGATACATTTGATTCAAACCATTTCTCGGTAAATTCTTCATCTGAGATTACAGAAGTAGAAGTAAGATCAAAGAGGGCGATGCCCGAATCACAGAGATAGGCAATCCCACTTCTTGTTTTGCAGGCTGCACTTGAGATACAGGGTTCTTCTCCCAAGAGTTTACTTTGTTGGAAAAGTTCCGGGTGTGTTCCGTCAATTCTAAAGGGTCCCATTTCGGTAAGAACCGCAACAATACCACCGAGGGGGATTACCTTTTTGATATTGGCCGGAAAATTCATGTTGTAAAATGAAGGGGCAGCATCGGGGTAGCCTGGTTCAGTCCAATAAAGTGTTGACCCAATCCAAAAGAAAAGCATTCCAGAATGAGGTTCCGTGATTAAACCATCAACACTTCCGGGAGGTTTATCAAAGACAATGTTATTCCCCTGATCTGATATGTACCATGTGCTAATTGCATCCCCTACATCGGCATCAGCGATATTGTCATCGTAAAAAGTCGTTGCGATTGCCACCTGAACGATAAACTGATAATCCCCACCTTCCACGGTATAGCGATAAATATTCCAATGTGTGACATTGGCATCGGTTATAGTCGGTCTCGTTATTCTGATTTGATTCAAGTTTGCGGTTAACTCTTCTGATTCGATAGATGGTCCTGATTCATCAGTGTGGCCGCCAACGGATCGAGTTGTTGTGATGATATAGATGTAATCCCCATCAAGAACACCACCATTATGAACAACATAATTAGGAGCTTTAGTATCTGGATCTGTGCCATCAGATAAACGAACATAAATGGTACTGAAACCAAGGGTATCATTATCGCCATAACCCCATTCACCAGCAGCGAGCATACCCAAAACGCCTTTTATGGCTTGGGAAGAATTAATATAAACAGCTGTTGCTTCGGCAAGGGATGGGTCGCCACCCGCGATCAATTCACAATAATATTCATTTGTCCCGTGACTTGAGGCTATCCATCGATATGTTGCACCATCCGTAAGATCCTTACTTAAAATTTCAAGGGTTGGCGGTTCCGGTCTTGTCTGTCCAAGATCCGCAACCGAAGCCCCAACCTTTTTCTTGATAATTCCACCATCAAGGTAAAATAATAGGTCAAGATTATTGATTTTCCATTCGCAGAAATATCGGTTATTCCCTTTTTCCCATGCCGAATTGTAACGAGTCAGAGAATTGTAAAAGTTGGTATCTGCTTCTTGAAGAAGATTATCTAAAAGTGCCTTGATCTTGCCGCTGGAGAGGTCTATGTTTTGGGCAGTTCTGGCCCATGCCTTTCCTGTTCTTGAATCGATTTTAAGGTCGGGTTCGTATCTGGGTGCGATTCCTTGAAATTTCGAGATTGTAAGTTCCATAAACTTTCCTAAAGAGGCCGGAAGTCGTCATAAACCGTCCTGGCCCTGTACTCCTCTGTTACTTGTTCAGTGATGCCACCATAGAAAATAGCCTCATATTCCCTGGCCTTTAAAAGATCGTTCTTGTCTCCTTCCTCCAAAATCATGGCTGCTGCCCCATGGGGAATATACCGATGGAAATAGGATGGGATTGTATCGGGATAATCCGCATCATCATCCATGTAGGTAGGCATGGCAATGTAACTGACTTGAAGATTTTTACTCCCCGAGTTTACGGAATCGGAACCTACCTCTTCTAAGGGGTATCCATCTTGGGAATAAATGATTGATCCATCCTGTGCTAATATATATGTCCCTTCCGCCCCATCTTGTTGAGGGGGGGCGATAATCTGAATCTTCCCAGGACTCACGGCACAGAGATACCAAAGATAGGGCATCCCAGAGAGATCACGTCGATACCCCTTGAGATCGATTGCAAGAAGACTCCCAGGCATAACCGCAGCTTCATTTCCACCGTCATAGCCAACACGGATAGGAAAGGCGAAATATCTCAAACTCTCATCCTGCTCAACCCTTGCCTTGACATCGTATTCATGCTGATTCTGTTTGAGTTGAATATTGATCTCCTCCTTAATCAACTGGGTTCGGAGGCAATAATCCAGACAGGCATCATTGATCTTTTCGTTGATCCTTGTGGCCGAATATCTCTCTCCGTTTGGATCTCGGAGAAGAAAAAGGGTTTCAGTTCTTAGTGCTGATCGATTCTTTCTGTAAGAAGTTAAGGGTTCCGTGATTTTCTCCTAATCTGACACAAGAATTATTTTTATTGTACCCGTTGCGCTATTTGTAGCGACTGCCTGCTGAGTGATCCTGACCGTCCATGTATCTATCATGGGTTGTTTAACCGGAGCTGTCCCATTATGAAAATAAACATGGCGTTCTATGGTATTATCCACCTGATCGACTCCTTGCCCACCAAGCATATCTCCACCAACGGCATTGAGAATATAAAGTTCACTATTCTCAGTTGGTTCTACGCCCGCATGATTGCAGTCAATGAACACAGAATAACCGAACCATCCCGCCGGACTTCCATAGGCTAAGCCCGCGGTGGAAGCGTTAAGCGTTAGGTCTGGGATTGCTCCATTTGTATCATCGGCGGTAAAAATAATGGTTATCACCCGGAATACATATCTATCCAATACTGGACTTCTAATTACCGAATCCCCGCTAATGGAGATTGAACTACCAGCCGCCCACACATGAGTAACAAACATTAAAGCAAATAGAATAATTAAAATGCTAAGCCTAATTTTCTTCATCTATCTCCTCCTTATTTAAACTCTGCCACTATTGAACCAAAAGTTACAATTTTAAAATAAAATAAGATGACAATTTTTTCCCAAGCGAACCATCAGAGATTAGTAGAATTGGAGCCTCCTCCGGTTCAATATGAATTGACATTGTTCCCTCTGCATTTTTCTTCCCTGTACTACTTACAAATCCATTTCCTGAAATAATGCCAGTACCCGAATACGACTCTGGCTGAAACCCTTCCGCATGGAGGCTACCAGTCCCGGAAATGGATGAATCCCCTGAACCTTGTTTTGAACCCTCTCCTTGAGGAAGACCATTTGTGGATATCTGTACGGTTGCACCTGCGGATTTAGTACCAGAAGAAGTGAGTTGTCCATTTGCAGATACTGAAGCGAAGGATTGTCCATTCTTCTTCCCTTCAGATACCAGTGATCCATTACCCGAAACGACAGCTACGCCTGAGTGTTGTTCTCCCTCGAACTTCTCTCCAGTTGCGGTTAAAGAGCCATTCCCAGATAGAATCGCACTTCCAACGGTAGCCTTTTTGCCGGTTGCAACCTGTGAGCCACCACCAGAGATCGAGGCAATGGCAAGCATTCCCGCCATTCCGATTGCCACAAGGGCTCCCGCTGCAGAAGTCAATGCTAATCCTTTACCACCTTTCTGTCCTGATCCAACCTGGGAACCATTTCCAGAAATGATTGCAGAACCGGAATGCGCCTCGGGCCATGTAAGGGTCTGCGAGAAATCAATCCACGGAGCATAATCACTTGCGCCACTATCTGCATCTGCCAATTCACCAGCGGTTGTATCCCCATACCTTATACTTATGTTTCTGGTCGTAGTAGTTGCCGAACGAAAACCAACTTCGATAACGAGGTAATCTCCGGCAACAGCAGATTGGGTCGTTAATGGGATCGGTCTTACCTCGGTTAAATTCCATGCTCGCTTATTGGCAAGTGGGGTGAGTGACATTTCTTGTGGTGAGGCTGCACTATCAGAACCAACGGCGGCAAGCAAGACGGCTCTATCTGTCAGGTCTGGTTTGATGATCTTAACGGCAACTGCAAGAGTAGCATTAGCGAGGGCGTTACTTTCAAAACACTGCATCACAAGGTTGATCGTACCAGCGATAGACTGAGCCGCTAACGGCCCGATGACCCATCGGAACATCGCCCGAAGAGTCGGGCTGGTTGTGCCGGTAGCTTGCAATCTTGTAGTCTGAGCGGAATTTAGCCTTGCCAGAACTCCTGCAAACTCAAGTGGATTGATCTGGTTAGGAAAATTCCACGTCGAAGGTGTTACTGGTGCTGCACCACTTGAGGGTAGATAAATTCTTGTTGCCATTTACTTCCTTATGCGTTCAAATCCAAATCTGCATCCGAAAGAGTGTATGTTCCCTGTCCCGCAAATACCTCATCGGTAACGTTGGCTGATCCGTAAAAAACGGTTCCCGCATTGTTCCAGAAACCCACGTAGGAGACGGTAGTTGAGGGTGGAACATCAAACACCGGAACGTTAGAATCATCCATGCTTCCGTTTGCCGCTGCATTCCAAGTGATGGCTTTCCTTGCGTAGGCTGGAGTTCCCCCAGTAACCTCATTTGTACCACTTTCTCCTGGATCTGCTGTATGCAATGAAGCAAAAACGGCAAGTGCTCCAAGGGCATTCAACATCGCATTCTTTCCTAATATGCTGTATGGCATGGTTTTTAAACCTCCTAAAAATAATCTAATGTTTTTACTGTTACTAAATCCGTTGCCAAATTATCATAATGGTCATTCCCGTCTGCCCAGGTGATAGCCACTCCATCGAACTTTTTGATTTGCCAAACTGGATTGTTTCTTGCTGCACCAATAGCAGCCTTACAAATATATAGAATGTCTCCATCCTCATAAATGACGAGTGCCTTATTATCTTCAGCTTTTACAATTACGACTTCATCTGGCATCTTTTTATCTCATGATTGCATTTTCATCAGCCTTTATGGCTGATTCAGCGACCCTTTCCATTGATTTCTTGGGCTGAGTTTTTTCTTCAGTCGCTTCCTTAAAGGCTTCGTCAAAATCCTCTTTTGATGCTACGCCAACTTGCTGAATCTGAATCTCAATCGAATATCGTTTCTTTTTGTCTTTGTCCTCATTCATCCGAATTGAAACAACCTCGCCAACTCCAGAAATACTCACCCCTTCCCCTATCTTCATATTTTCAAGATGAGGCATTTTGTTGATTATCTCTTCATCGAATGTGATCTTAAGGCCATAAGGATAGCGCGGACCCTCTTCTTTGCCGGGCATATCTTTCTTCAATTCTTCCATACTTTGTTTTGGCAATTTAGTGTCGATTAGACGCATTGTTTTCTCCTTGACAAATATAATAAATAGGCATAAAGTAAAATTTATGGGACAACGAGGGCCAAAAAGGAAATCTCTGATAGAAGCATTTGAAAAACATTTTATGCCAGTCACGGAATCTGGTTGCTGGCTGTGGATTGGAAGGCTTTATTCTAATGGTTACGGCCAATTTCATCCGCCAGGAACCCCAGTAACAACTCGTTATGCTCACCGCATTTCTTATCAAATATTTAAAGGTGAAATTCCAAAAGATAAATGCGTTTTGCATAAATGTGACATTAGATGTTGTGTCAATCCGAATCATCTTTTTCTTGGTAGTATTCAAGATAACCAGAATGACATGGTTAAAAAGAAAAGACAGACTTATGGCGAAAAAAATCCAATGTCTAAATTGGGAGAGAAAGAGGTAGTAGCCATAAGAAATGACACAAGAAGACAACAAGAAATAGCTAACTTTTATAAAGTCAGTCAAACTACTATCTCCGAAATAAAACATAAAAAAATTTGGACGTATATTTAATTTCATACGGGTTCACACCCAACGAGAGGTCCAACATATTCAATATTTCGTTGAAGTTTCCACTTTGCCGCAAGCCATTTCTCTCTTGCCACTGGCAACTTAAATTTGTGAAGAGGCAGTTTTGAGGTAACAAGAACCTTTTCGGAAACTCCATATTTCAAATCTTTATGAATCCAATCGGGGATATCCGAATCGGGATACCCTTCTGGATTCGTCCAGAATGACGGAGCCCTGATAAAAGTGACCTGGATATTCCCATAAGGACTGATGACTTCCCGGATAATTCGGCCATCCCCTCTTCTTGTAAAAGGCACTCCTGTAATTCTTCGAAGCGGAAGGTTGGCATCATAGGTAATATAATTCCCCTCAGCATCCTTGATCTGTCTTAAGAGACCCGTAGGTGAGTCGCGGGTAAAGGACGATCCATCGCGGTAGGGTGTGGGAAAGAAACAAATTTGATCGGGTCCAAGGAGATCTTTGATAAAATAGTAGGGATCGCCCTCTACGTTCATTTGTTGGCCTACCAAATCCAATTCACTCATGGTTCGTGGAAGGATAAGACTACCTTGAAGACCATGAATCATGAACCGAAGGGGTCTTATGCAATCCGGGGGGAGATCGTAAATATTAAGATCTTCTTCTAAGATAATGGTCTGAGTGTCTCTGAGAATTCCCGTTTCCCTGACCAAATCCAGAATGAGTTCATTTGCCCTTGAAGCCAACTCAGACCATGACCAAACAAAACCATCCTTTCCGTCTCCCCGAAAATCATTGACAAAGCGGAAGGTGTCGTTGACAACCATCCGTAATGTCTTGGCGTAAGGGGATACCACTCAGCTTTTCCTCCGTGATAGCATGTCCTGAATTTCCTTCTCTATTAGGGGCTTTGCGTTGGGATCTGTCGCCCTCTTTTTCAGGACCAAATACACATCCTTTGGAATATCCTTGAAGATTTTTTCGTAAGAGTATCGTTCGATGTAACTAACAATTTTTTCCTTGACTCCCCTTACCATTTCATCTTCGGTTGGTTGCCTGAATTGAGGATGCTTGGCCTGATCGAGAACTTCACAAACGCATTCTGGTACGGGAATAAGAACTCCCCGCCTCATCCTGTAGTCGTAATTGGTGCGAGGATTGGATGAGGTAACAACATGGACGATCTCAACCTCATGCTCATGCTGTTTTCCCTTGATCTTGATCACATGATACCTCTCTTCCTCTACGGGTTTCTCGACCTCTATCGGAGGAGACTGCTTCTCCATATTACGAGTCTGTGCCTCTTGTGTCATAAAGGCTCCTTTCAAGTAAGATTTGAGAGCCGGAATCGCACCGGCCCCCATTATTCATTTTGAAAATTCAATCAACCAATCGCCATCCAGATCAATTGTTCGGTGTCTGCGTTCAGATCGGCATCTGTTCCGATCGTAAAACCTGCGGGAGTCTTGAATTTTATTCCGTGATCAGCGGCAATTGGCGGTCTACCAAGTAACTTTGTGCCTATGCACTTGTAGGCCGTATCGCCAACGGCATCTCTTTCATACCAGCCATCAACATAGACTTCTTCGACACTGCCAGCAAGAGCATTATCTTCCCATCGGCTGTGAGTCACGCCGTCATACATAATCTCATCACCACCCAGATAGGGACTGATTCCTGCTGCTGCGAGAAGGGTCCGACGAACTTGACTACCATCGTCAGCATCCTTGACACCCTCATCTGCTGCCGTGACAGCGATCATGTCAGGATTGATCCATTCAACAGACGGCCATTTACTCCCCGCATCCTCTAAATTCCATACCTTGACATACTTCGGTATAAAACCCAGGCACACATTGATAACTGCACCTGTTCCATCACAAGTACCCATTACGATTCTATCAGGATTCATTTGAATACCTCCGTTTGAGTTCCTCCGGCAGCCGTGGCCACCGGAGGGTTAAAGAGTTAAATTACACTGGGTTATTTGTTGCCCCAGTCTCGATTCTGACCATAAAATCATCCTGAAGGATGACTGCCGTATGCCAGGTCTTTGCCCCGACATATCCTCTTTGACCCAGAGGATCGCTCTTGTCTGGCTTCCCAGGATTAATGACCTTGATATCCACCGCATTTTTGCCCTTCATCGGGACGATGCCATAAGCATCAGGGGCAACGATCATAATGGGATAGACATCAATATTGGTCGCATTCGCAGCAATCAGACCCGTAGCTCCCACAGCCGCACCTTGCGCCAGCCATGGCTCAAATAGGGGAGAAAGAACGAACCTCACGGATTCGCATTTCCCAACCTCAAAGGGAATCGCATTTTCTGATTGAGAATACTTCTCGGTTGGGACGAATCCCGTGAGACTTCGGATATCCGCTTCAAGGTCGGTATGACACATAGCCCAGAATGCAGGACCCACGGGCTCCGTTGCCACGTTGGGTGTTGCCTTGACGATCTGGGTGAAATACTTGGCCTTATTCGCCCTGAGAAGCCTTACAGACTTTCTCAGAAGACCGCGGTCAAAGACAGAGGCTACCAGTACCCTCGTAGCCACGTTTCCAGCCCTGTAAACCTGGGTTCCGGCCTTGATTACTCCAATTCTCACGATCTCAAGGCTCTCGGCCATGATCTCACCTACCAGATCGCGGGATTCCTCAAGAATAGGATCTTCATGGGTGTCTTCAATGACATCCGTAATCTTAACTAACTTGCCCCACTGTTCGAGAACGCATTGGACATCCTCGTAAGTGAGGGCTTCGGCATCAGGTGTCACGCCTTCAGCCAGAGCTGCCGTTACTCTGGTCAGAGCAAGATATCTCCTAAACTTTTGCTGGCGTGTGGATTTTTGCGGAAGTGGTTTTTGCTGACCAAACCTTTCCGTAATCATATTGGCAAGAGCTCTTTTGAGAAGCCCTGCCGCCGTGTGTGCCGCCGTGCGCGCAGAAATGTCGCCATAGTATGTAATTGCATCAGCCATTTTAAGTTTCCTCCTTCTGGAGTGGACTACGGCGACCGACTTTTAAGCCTGCGTTGCCTCGTCCCATCCTCCATCATAGTCTTCTTTGTTTATACTACCTTTCCCTTTAGGTCCTCCTTTGGTGCTGGCGATGGAGGCCCCTGCCGTTTCAATGCGTTCCTCTTTTTCTTTTTTGGTTTCTTTCTCATGTATGGAGAGGACGCCCTTTACCTTTATTTCCTTAAACCGGGAAATAATCTTGATCGCTTCTTTAGGATCTGTGATCTTTTCAACTTCGATTTTCTCCTTTGTGGTCCAGTCCTCAAACTCTTTGCTCTGGACGATTCGTGGACCGTCTGGATGGCCTTCAATCCACCCCTCGGTTTCATCATTGAATCCAAACATGACAGCCCTATCGAAACCCATTTGACCGATTACACTCTGAAGCGGAGCAAAGGTCTCTGGAGGAATTTGAGCTTTAGGAGCATCAAGCCCCATGCCTTTAATAAGTCTTTTCGATTCAAATGCAACGGCCTTTTTAAATTCGGGATAGTCTTCGTAAAAAGACTTAATATCCTCTGGGACTGGTTCTTCTTCCGGGGGTTTTTCGGCTACCTTTTTTAAGGTGGTGAGTTCAGCTTCAAGCTGAGCCACCTTTTGAGCGCCCTGAGTTCCCCACGCCTTTGTGTCGTTCAACTGTTTTTCGAGAGATTTAATCTTCTCTTCTTTCTCGTCTGGTTTTGGTTCTGGAGGTTTGACTTCCTCCTTCTTCTCTTCCTCAGAGGTAATCCCTGGACTTGCAGGGGCCTCTTTTGCAGCTTCATCAAAAGCCTCATCAAAAAGATTTGAGTCCATTTGCAACTCGGTGGTTTCGGTAACCTCTTCTTTTACCTTTTCTTCTACCATGATGATCTCCTTCCTTTCTGGCTAATCCGGGTATGCCCGGGGCCGTTTTAGGATTATGACTTCTTGGTCTCTTTGGTCTTTACTTCACCACGGACCATTTTCTTGGTTCCTGGCATAAAGCAGACATGAACATACTGACCCGATTCAAGTCCAAATTGTTTAGATGGGCCAGAAATAGTTCGTGTCCGGCCTTTTGCAGCAACACAAACTTCAAAAGATTTTGGCATCTTCTTTCTCCTTCTACGGCAGGATAGTATAAAGAATATAAAACGTTACCTGTCCCGCACTCAGATTTGTTACTGTCCCACTGCCCCAGTTTCCGGTTCCAGATGTCCCTCTCATAACTACAGTAGTCGCAGCCTCAAGAGGATATCCGCCGTTCGTGCCCCCTGCAACATCGAGTTTACTTCCAACTTCCGCATCTGCATCTCCAAAGGTAGCCGCAGCCGCATCGAGGTCGAACGATTCAAGATATTCGACTCCAGCCGCGGTTATTCCGAGAGTTGCGCTCAATGTTCCAGTTGTACAAGTCGCAGCGCAGACAAAAGGAGTATCCACGTGGCCAACGACGCTATGTACGATTGATTTAGCTGGTAAAGTGGCAATTGTTACATCGTTACTCACTGAAGCAGCATAGAATGCTTCTTTTGTAAGTGTGACCTTGTATACAAGGGTTCTAAGAGCACCGTTCTCCTGTACGACCAGTCCCGCACGAGAGCCAGGAGTTAACCTGGGAACTCCGATGTTTACCGTACTGTTAAACTTAGTAGGTTGCTCAAAAGTCCATTTGCCATTAATGACAGCATCCGAGCTGCCTGTCTGGGCGTAAGCAGTCAAGAACGATAAAAGAATCAACAGAATTCCCAACAAAAACTTTTTCATTTTACTCTTCCTCCTTTTTTGGGTTAAGAATTTTGAAAGCCATCTCACGATAACCAATTACCTGTAAGCCAAATGCCCGTCCGCCTTTATTGAATTGGTCAAGATCTCGGGAACTGCCTGGATCATCTAACATTTTTTGAATGATTTCTCTCTCCTTCTCGATGACATCGATGAGAACTTTCCAGTGTAATGGGTCAATCGAATTAATCAATTGAGCTTCTTCGTTCGTCATACTTCCGCCTGTGGTGCGGGCACTTGCTCCCCTGTCCCACCATTCCCAGGAGGAGCAAGACCCGCCTGTGCAACCATCATTTGGAGTTTTAAAGTATCCTCCTGCATCTTTTCTTCTGCGCTTTTTAAAAATTCATCGGGATCAATATTTCTGGTTTTTGCAATTTCCTTCAAAAATTTATCTATCTTGGGCCATCCCGACAATACCTCATTGGAGAGCATGAAGGTCAGAAACATCTGCAAATTCTCGCCCTGGACGATACGGTCCTGATAAACTCCGAATCCCGTTGCCTTGCAGGTATAATCTCCTTTCATCGATTCATCAGGGTCCGTAGCCATGAGCCAGTGATAGAAAGCGGAAATCATGGGTTCTGTGTGACCACCATCTACATTTCGAATCACCTTGCCCAATGCTTTGTTTGCGTTCTCAACGAGTTTCCCGAAGGCGAATGCAGTCTTGGGATCTCCCACGCTCTTTTCACCTTCAAGGAGTTTGGGAAGATTTGACTCCTCATCGGCGAATCTCTCAAAAAGATTGATCATCTCAAGCATTCCAGATCCTATGTCTGGAGGTGAGAAGAACTGCAATGCCTGTCTTGCATCCACACAGTGTTCGGCCAATTCGAAGAATTTCCCCGGATAAACAGTTCTGTTTTGTCCTGGCGCCAACATCCGAGGATTGCCAGCCATCAAGACATTACCGGAAAGTGCCTTGTTGTCGATGAATGTCCTTACCGAAGCATTGACCATCATCTGTGAATCTTTGAGATTTTCTGCTATCCCTACACCCTGAGACTCATGAGGCAACATCTCCCAGAAAGCGGGATGATAGGGCCTGAGATCTCCCGGCCAAGGATTCTTCTTGGGTTGGTAAATAATCTCATCCTCAGCGATCACACAGACTAACTCCCTTTCTTTCCCCTCTTTTTCCTTTTCGTCCCAAAGAGAGGTATTTTCCAATTCGGAGACCGGCATTCTGCCGCAGAAGTTCAAGACACAGATATTTCGTCTCTTGTTCTGTAATTTCTCACGCCCGGGACCCTCATTCGACTCCGATGAGCCCAATCTATCCTTGCCCTTACCAATCGCTCTTTCTATTGCTGCCTTATCAAATCCGGGCCAGTCCATGTAGGTCCTGAGCATTCCCGCACTCATCCAAACCCGCTTGATGATACCCTGATTACTTTGAAAATCTTCTCCTTCCATATCCCAGAAGATATCCCAGAGACGCGGATGATCAACCGATGGTAATTTAATCGTCTCCGGCACCATGATATGACGGGCATACTTTTGAGAAAGTTGGGTGCCAAGGAACATATCGGCCATGCCTGCAAGTTTGGGGACCTGCATCTGATATCTCATTCTGGTCTTTTCACGTATGATCGGAGCCTCTATGACTGACATCCCATAAATAGCCATCTCTAAGATTGCCGCCATCTCCTTACGTTGGGCCTTGCATTCGGTCAGAATATCATCAATCTTTTGGCTCATCCGCTTTGCCCGGGCCTCGGCTTCCTTCGGATCCAAAAGTATTCCCCCCATATCTTCAGGAACGGGTGTAGGAGAAATCGCATAGGGGATTTTCCCACCCTGAAAATAGACATCTTCAATCTGGGCCACGGCTGAGACGATCTTCATCTTCGTTAGTCTGACGAATACCTTTGACCTCCAGGTCGTTCCCTCAAGTTGCTTCCACTTCTCAAGATTGCCGGAAGAGTAATCACCCCTGAAGGCATCGTAGGACATACTCCAAATGTCTTCGAGTTCCTTCCGGTCATCTGACCAGTCTTTATAGAATTCCTTGATCTTGTTATTGAGTTTGCTGTCGGTTGCCATTATACCCCCGCTACGGGATCAAGGGGTTGATACCGGTCTTCTATCTGACGCTGATAAACCTCCTCAACCGGTATCGACCTTGGCCTTGCCATGCAGATATGACAGGCTTCATCATAGACGTGATCCTCGCCCGTCGTGTCCACGTCTTCAACGTCTTTAATATCGGCCTGAAGTAGTGGAATCGTGCGGATGAACTGACTGCAAGTAGAATAAATCTGCATCATAGGACGAGAACCATCTTTAGGAATCTGAAGCCTATCCCTGAACGCCCGGATCTTATGTTTTCGGTCGACATCCCCGGGAGCAAGAAACAATCCATGTTTAGCGAAGACCTCGGCGGTAGAAGGCCCCTGCCCTCCACCCTTATAGTCTGGTCGCTTCTGAAAGCAGTCTGGACCTGCTAAGCGGAGCACTCTTTGCTCGGTTATTCCAAGATCAGCCTCCCGCTCCTTGATACCCATGGCTATTTGATCATCCGTCATTCTCATCCCTCGATTAGGTATCCCCTCCCATCCATACCATTCCCCGAATCGGTAAACTCGACCGTCATTGTCGGCCCACCACCAACCGATCGAGAAAGGCGCGCCGAAACCCCAGTCCATTGTCATCCAAAGTTGGGAGTAGTCGGGGATGGGTACAGGATCAATCATGTGATGTGTCTTATTGAAGTCGAAAGCCTGACCAATGAAGATATCCCAGTTACCATCTTTATAGGCCGTCCTATAGGGCTCTGGGAGGGCATCGAGGCGGTTAATGTAGGTAGGATCGGAGATACAGAGAATTGGATTGTCTGCAAGTTTGCCAGGGATGAAACATCGAAACATTCCTCCTTCTACCTCTGGAGCCTGTTTAATCTCATAAGGAACAAGATAATCGATCCAGCGAGTCTTAACCCAAGCATGACCTATGCCGCCGGGGTTTGAGGCACATACAATACCAGGTATCTTGTGACGATATTTCTCCGGGATCAGTAAGGGACACCGAACACGACCTTGAAGAAAGTCATACATAAAATCGGTAAACATGGTAAGTTCATCGATTAGAAGGAGATGGATCTCAGAACCGAGGTATTGAAAAACATCCTTGTCATACTGGCAATGACCAAAGTGAAGCATTGATCCATTACTGAATTCCCATCGATGTTTTTGATCCCGATATTTTCCGATCTCTTTTGGAAATTCCTTAAGACTGGGGATGATGTGATTATCTTCGAGCTCTGGATATGTCCGTCGAAAGAGGTAGGCGTGAAGACCTGGTATCCTCAGACACCAATCAAGGGCCTCATGACGGAGGGCATGACTCTTACCCGGACCCGCGGCCCCACCATAAAGTATCTCGTTGGCTTCGCACTGGTGAAGCATTACCTGTTTTGGCTGGGGTCTGTAGCCGGTATCAATGTTCATTTTAGATTTCCACACCGCCTAATGTTTAGGCAAATCACGTCTGATAAGGCACATTATGAAAACCTTCGACCTTCATCAAACCCTATTAAATAGCCTGTTTCGTGATTTCCACATGATTATCAAAATTACCCTGCCAGCAAACCCTTGATAATAGCGACTTTGCCTAACCTTGACATTTTGTCCTACTCAGGTTTTTCTTCATCCCCTGGCCGCTTAATCCCCGTATTGACCGAGATATCACCGCTAAGTTCATGCTTCTCGGCTGGGTAGTCACCTCGGAGCTTGTGGGCATCTTGCCTACCCCTCTGACGAATATCCCAAGCAACTTTCGGTTCAGACTCAAAAACATCTCCCTTAAAAGAAAAGGATTTTGTTTCTGTAGCATCCAATTCCTCTTTTAATTTATCTCTTAAATATTCATGGGTTATCCCCCCTTCATCAAGGATATCTCTCATTGTTTTACCAATTTCAGCAATAAATTCCTTTTCTTTACTCATAGTTAGCCATTATCGTACCAAGTCATAAAAACTTGTCAAATTCAATTCACAAACTTAATCGAGTAAATCATCGAGGAGAGTTAAATTTGGAAACAAGTATTTTTCACCTTATTTTTTTTCTCAAACCCTTGATAGTCAAGGGTTCATGGGTCAAATTTGAAGGGTTGTTTTTAGGTTTTAAAAGAGATATGTGGTATACAGAAGATAGATTGAAAGCTAAGAATGGTTTATAGAAAGAGATTAAACAAACTCTTTCATGCGGCCTTTGTGAGCACAATATCTTTGGACTACAGAGGGGAACCATAGGACTCGTTTCCTTCTGGGTTTACCAATCCATCGGTAAAAGATTACTCCATGAGCTTCTAATTCTTCTTTCCTCCCAATTATAGTAGTAACTGAACATCTGATTATATCAGCCAATCCTTGCCAACCCATTTCAGCCCGTTCTGGCATTCTTTCT